GCAAGCCACTTTTAAAAATGCGGCTTCCTCAACAAGTGAATTTACAAGGCTTTTCTTGTCCTCGTCATCTATTCCGGCAAACATGGGCGTAAGAAATTCTATCTCTTTCTTTATCCTCGCATTTGTAAGTTTATTTGTTCTTTTTTT